GCCTGAACCTCACCATCGGTTGAATCGACGTTATCAACCAGAATAGCGCTGGGATTCTGGCTACCATCGCTGGCCGATTTCACACATAACGTATATTCGCCGCTTGATTCAACCAAACCCAGCACCGTTCCGCGCACATATGCTGCACCCTTCGCGATAGTGACCGTTTCCGTTACCAGCTGTAGCGGACCAGCGATCAACTGATCCGGAATGAAGGTGTCCTGGCGGAACATAGGCCCCCAAGTATTCTGGCCAAACTGGTTAATTTGGGTCATTTTTTCACTCCTTTAACGCGGTTGTACAATTCGGCCATGGCACCAGCGCGCCCCTGAGCCGTACTGGCATCAGCTGGCTTTTTGTCCTGGCCTAACTGGATTTGCTTTACGCTGGCCATGCGCTGATCCAGTGAAATACGGGATGATTTTGTTGCGGGCTGTGCAGCTGGGCCCGCAGAAGACAGAACCTTGATCGCCGCTGCTGAACTCATGCCAGTATCAAAAGCCAGCACAGCAGCCATGGCAGTATTACCAGCAGCAAACTTGCTACCAAAAATACGCGCACAGCGGCGACGCTCAGCACTGCGACCTTGTTTCACGGCCTTCGCTTCTTTATCGTCGTCTCCATCTTCAGCCCCTTCGTCATCCTCATCATCTTCTGATGCGTCCGGGTCATCATTATCAGTTTCAGCGTCCGGATCGTCGTTATCGTTCTCTTCGGCGTCCGGGTCATCCTTTTCATCTTCAGCCTTTCGGCCCTTGGCCTTTTTGGCTTTTTTATCGTCGTCCTCTTCGGCGTTTTCATCACGCTCATCTTCTTCTTCCGCCATCGCTCGTAAGCCCATCAAATGGGCAAATCGGGACATTTTAGCCATGCTTACACTCCTACTAATTTCATCAGTTCATTAAAGGCCGCATCAGGTGCAGCCACGGCATCCGCCAGCCCGAGCCTGACCCCTTCGGGGGCCATAAAACAGGCAGCCTGGGTTTTACGAATAACATCGTCACTTATCCCGCGATTACGGGCTACGGTGTCTACAAACAGCTTTCCCATGGCGTCAACTTCAGCCTGTAGGGATTCGCGGGCTGTGTCGCTTAACGGCACATAAGGGTTTGTTTCAGCCTTGCGATCGCCATAGGTGATAATTGTCACCTTCAGGCCATCCTTCTGCAGCTGTTGGGACCAGTCCACATGCATGACGATAACGCCAATGGACCCCACACCACCGGTACGCGGAACGACTATACGATCAGCGGCGCTGGCAATGGCATAAGCCGCCGAATAGGCACACTCGGTCAGAATGGCATGCACAGGCTTAATGCCCCTTGCCTGGTAAATCTCATCAACCAGATCAAAACACCCGGCAACCTCACCGCCTGGCGATTCAACATCCAGGCAAATAGCCTTAATATCAGGGTCGGCCAGCGCAGATAAAAATGCATGCCTGATACCGTCATAACCTGTCATGCCGCTATATGGCCGCAATGAACCCAATTTTTGTACCAGCGTTCCATGCACCGGGATAACGGCAATCCCTTCAAGATTGTCATACCCGTGATCCTCCCGGGCGGCCCGGGAAAAATCTTCATCATCATCAAAATCCCAGGCACCGGCACGGCTGATATGAGCAATGCCAAATCGGTCAGCCAATGCGGCCATAACAACTTCAGCCTTTTGGGGATGCAATGCCAGCGGGGTATTAAAAAGCCGCTGGGCCAGATGAGGTAAATTCATTTAGTTTCCGGCTCCTTAATAGTGTCCTGAGCAAACTGTTCGGCTTGCAGCCAGGATGGCAGAGGAATATTGCGCTCAAGGCATGCCTGAATTTCACTCTGACGCTGATCAAGAATTTCCTCCCAATCTTCACCCGCGTTCTCGGCCAGCTCCATTTCAAGGGTGGACAAACCTGCATCCAGACCCAAGATAGCGCCTTTCTTCTCGGCAACAGGATCAACCCAACCGCGGCCCGGCCCCATCCAACGAGCGCGGCAATACGCCGCCCGGGCGGCAATAAAGTCCGGCGCACCCACAGGTAATGGCACCTCGCCAGTTGAATGAAGTTCCTCGATAAAATTCATTAAGATGGGCTGAGCAAAACCGGTAGCAAAGTCATCACGTCGGCGGGTAAGTGTCTTCCAGGCCTCCAGCATCGCGCCGCGAGCTGAAGAGTAGTTAACATCAGACCAGTCCTGAGTAAGTTGCTGCGTCGAAATGCCTATAGCTGCGGCGCAGTTACGCAGAACAGCGCTTTCAAACTCTGCGAAGTTACTGATAGGCCGTGCTGCATTGACCGTTGTTATTTCTTCGCCGGGAGCCAGAATAGGAAGACGGGTTCCCTGCTGCAGGGATATGCGACGGTCATTGTGAAATTCAACGCGCAGATCCTGATATGCACCGAGAGGTGTTTCACCTGACGTATCAAGCGCAGCCTCAACCATCTGATCGTCATAAGGTGACGTGACATAAGCACCAAAAACAGCATTAAGTATTGCTGCTTCCAGCTCGCTCTGATCATATCGCGTCAGCATTTTCAGACGCTGAACAATCGGAGCAAACAGGCTGCTTCCCCTGTGTTGGCCAGCGCGGTCGGCGTCAAAATCATGGATGACAATGACGCGCCCCCATGATGTTTCACGATCGACACGCTCCCACGACATTGTTTTTTCACCACTCCACCAGTCCCCAACATGAGCTTTACGGATGTGGTATGCGACCGGAACACCATCATCATCAATTTCCACACCACCGCGAATGTGGGGTAGGTCAAATTGCTGTTGAGGGTTGCTGAGCCGGTCCGGGTCCACCAGCTGCACGGCCGTAGCGTATCTGGCTTTCCCCGGTGCAAGTCGCTCCGTCCGATAATGCATTACCGCCAGCGCATCGCCATCAATCAACTTGTGCCGGAAGCCGGTACGTAACATCTGCGTCACCGTTTTTTTCCGCTCAACATCGCAATAGCGATTAGGATCATCGGCCCAGGTTCGCCATGCTGCATCGATAGCGCGCCCATATTCTTTAGCCCATGCGGCATCGAAAGACTTAATCCCGGAGATATGCCTTAACGCACGGTAGTCAGCACGCATCAGCGGGCGAAAACTGGCACCAATCGCAGAGTCCAGAATTCGGGTAACACTACCCGCCGCCCAGCCATCATTACGCACCATATCCCTGACGCGGGACACGATGCGATCACGATAGATATTGATCTCATTATCCGGAGACCACAGCCAGGGTTGCCAGTTAACCAGGTGATCGCTAAATGAATCCGCAGCATCATAGGGGACGCGGCCAGAACCATTAAGAGACTGTAATTTAGGACGTGATGGCGGCAATGGATGGCCGTTCTGGTCCAATATCCGAATCTGTTTCACCATCTGAACCTCGCCGGTCTGCGTGGACGGCTAATAATTCCCAGGTCGGCCTGTAGCTGGCGAATCAGCATTCTCAGATCCGACATACTGGTTTGCTGGTACGTCACAGAGCGGGTCCCGTCCCCTTGCGTGTAAGAGAACGAAACGCCCTTTTCTCCGCTCATCAGCTCCAGTAAAGCTTGCTGTGCATTAGTCAGAGCCTGCTGCTTTTGCGCACGGGTCATCCCCGAAAAAATACTTTCGGAAGGGTTATATCTGTACATAGGATTCCTTAAGGGAGCATCTGAGATAAACGGCGTCTTTCAGGCTTCTTCGATACCGGAATAACTGCACCTGGCTCGCTAAGATCGGTTTTTGCTTCTGGCTCAGCCGGTGGCGGTAATAATCGCTCTGGCTTTTTCTCAATAGCATCAGCCTGGACATTCAGGCGCAATCCGTGGTGCATCAGCCCTTTTAACGCCGCATAGGCATACACCAGGCAGTCCAGCGCCTCGTTAGCGCGCCCGGGGCGTAATTTCCAGACACGGTATTTCTGGCCACCTGATATTTTGGTGACCAAGCTTTCAGAAAGAAGTTGGCTGTAATAGCCAAGATCGAGAAAAACAGGGAAATGAATATACGCCGCAGCGGCATGCCCGGGCTCTGGCGGATTCAGGTGCAGGCGATAACGAATATCATCCTTCGCAGAGTTAACACCGATGATCACCGGCTTAAACGTCGCTTTGGTTCTTGAGCTGACTTTACGGGTTGGCCAGACCGGCGTTCGTTTGCCGGCAACAGCGGATTCCCCTTTTATCGCCCAAATCTTGCGGCCAATACGCTCTTTGGAAAACTCATACACTTTGTTGGTATGGTGGCCACCGGAGTCATGGCAGACCGCCGCCAGGGTAAATCCTCGCCCATCTGCACGACGCCAGACTTGTTTAAGATAAGCATCAAGTCGTTTCCAGGGTTCGTCTGTTTCCAGGTCTCCCATGATCATATCGTGAGCGACAATCCAGCACTCTTCGTTACGTCCCCAGGCCGTTACGGTAACTTCAAATCGGCTATCCTGCGTATCCACACCTGCGGTGAGAATTGCAGCGCCGTCCGGCACTTCAGCTGGCCATACTTCAGCACGGGCAGAAAGCGTGCGCTCACTCAACGCCATATCACCGGCATCCTCGTAAGGTTCGCCCAGCGTGGTATTGATGAAAGTCTGACGCATCAGCGGATCATCTTTGACCCTCAACCACTCGGCCACCAGCTCCGGCCATGCGGCGTTCGCATGGGGGCTGTACCCTGTCCAGATATGGAAGCCAGCATGGCCACGAAATGGCGCAGTGGCGCGCCACTCCCCTTTGAGCAGCATGCCAGGAAGATCGCTGTGAACAATCACACAGCCGCTATGTCGGCAGAGGTAATAGGTCGTTTCGGGAAGGTTATTACCGCTGCTGTCTTTTTCCCACTTGATACCGTAGGGCTTGTCTTTCCCCCCCCATTCCAGCACCTGGTATTCACCACAGTGCGGGCACGGGACAAAGAAACGCCGTTGGTCACTCTCCAGATAAGATTTTTCAATACGGCTAATCCCCTTAACCGTAGGGGTCGAGCCCAGCACTATTTTTCGGTTCCAGAACGTCTCCGAGCGTTTTGTACCAAGAGCAATCTGATCACCCTCAGCACCAGCACCACCGGCCGGATAACCGTCAACCTCATCAAACAATATGATTCGGCAGGTAATACGACGGAAACCACCCGGGGAGTTA